TGTTTACTTGCTTCTATTCTTTTTTTCACTTTTTTGTAGATATTCAGGAAATCGTTCTTTATGATTTCATCAATGGCTCGCTCTACTTCTCTGTCATTCTCCTCATCAGACAGTTGTTCGGAAGTTCTTGCAATTCTTCCAAGATAAGCGCAAGTATTGTAACCTTTTTCCACATCGAACAGAAACCAGTAATGAAACTGTTCAAATGGATCAAACGGATTGTCAGTTGTCGTCAGCCTGCATTGCTGTTGCACGAACAATTCACTCCTTTCATTACAAGTATTTAGATACAGTTGATGTAGAAATGCCAAGTGCTTCTGCAATCTCGGATGTGCTGTAACCAGAAGCGCTCATAGAGGCAATCTTGTTCTGCTTAGCGGTGCTCAATGTTGTAGTAGCACGGGGTGTTGCTCGCTGCCTGAGGCTGTCGATGTCAGCATTATTGAGAATCTGTGTCAGCTTGCTTTCACTAATAGCTCCAGCTTGTATAGCTTCCCATTCCCTATCTGTTATGACAACTGGCTTACGCTCTGCACCTACCTGTTTTCTCGCTGCTGTAAGAGCCTGTTGATTTGCTTTCTTAATCTCAGCATTAGTCATGTCAGGATTTGCCTGCTTCTTTGCTGTTACAGTAGCATTTGCAATTACCTGAGCCTGCCTTTCGCGAGGGGCGTTCTTAAGAGCCACATTGAGCTTTGCATTAAGGGAATCTACTTCGCTCTGATAGGCCGCCTTTGCGGAAGCAGAATAGGGGATCTTACCGGTACTCATCATCTCCTTACGGGCCTGGTTAGCCAGGGACTTCATCTTATTGGCATAAGAGGCATAGGCCTCTTCCTGAGGGGTACCTGACGAAAGGGTACGGGCATCCTTGGTTTCTGCCATCTGGGTGCTGGCTTGGGTACGGGTCTTGGTTTTTCCGGTCTTCTTGTCAACATAGGTAAGGTCATCTGCTGTCTTGTAGCTCAAAGAACCGTCTTCATTTATAGTCGGGCTTCCTTTTCGTTTAGGTACGGATACTTCGGATTTGGCACGGGAAATCAAAGTGGCAGCGCCCTCTTTGTACTTTCCATCTTCGACTCTTCCCTGATACTTCTTTTTCAGGGAAGCAATCCCATTGTCCTGCTCGCTTCTCTTGTAGTCGAGATTGTGTTTCTCAGCATCAATAACAACCATACTATGCCGAACTGCACGAGCGAGTTCGTCTTCGGTAGCGCCCTTTAATGTCATATCCGTGATCAGGTTTGACACTTTCCCCATCTCTGTCTGGGTATTCTTCATCCGCTTATATGGTTGTGTGGTGCTGTCAGGACCATATTTTTCTTTTGGATCAAATCCTTCCAGTCCTTTAAGCGGATGAGTAGAGGTGATTTTTGTCTTCCCTCCTGTCGGAATCACCATGACTGTATCGCCATCGAAGTCGGCACCTGACAGTCGTTCTGCAACTTTACTATTGATACCGATTGCATCTTTTGGCGTGTTGCCGAGCACCTTTTTACCTTCTGGCTGCTTGTTATTTACAGTCAGAACCGGGATTTCAAAAGTACCGCCATGCGGATACCGAATCAGAGCAACTTGTTCTCCATTTTTGTAGTTTGGAGCATAGACTTCCGTATCTTTGATTGTGGTCAAAGGCAATATAACCTGATACTTCTGTCTAGGTAACGCTGCTGCCTGAAGATGCACCGCTGCCGAATCACAGTCATCGGCAAACGATTTCAATAAAGTCTTCTTGACAGTAGGATTAGTCAGTGAGCAGATCTCATCATATTCTGCAACCTTATCCGCACTTGCCAGATCAAGCTGTTTCTTTATCAGCGTCATACTCTGCTTGGATAAAAACTGTGACGGAAGATGGTCGCTCCATTCTCCCCAGTCTCCTTCCTCAGCACGCTTATTGATAAGGGAAAGTTTTTCGTTTCCATCTTTGTCAATATAGTAACTCTGACCGCCATGCTCCTTAATCAACGAACCAAAGGGATTATCAGGGTCATCCTTAATTTTCTTAAGAACATCGGTCATCGGTGTTCCAGTTTTCTTGTTTGTATTGAATAACACATCCACGCCATCCGGGAGGTCATCGGAATATACTGCCATTCCTTTCAGATAGTGAGTTCCGTCAACCATAATCCGAACCTGTGCGTAGTGTGAATCCCCAAGCGACAAATCGTCTACGCCTCTCCGAATTTCAATTACTCCATCTTTCTGAATACCACCGTCTTCCGCATAGTTAATTTTCAGGCGGCTGGAATCCATGCTTTCCGGATACTGAAACGCAGGTCTTATTTTCTGTCCATCTTCGCTGAGAATCTGGTCATAATCCTTTACTGAATGAACATTATCGAAATCATAAATTTCTCTATGCTCTGTCCCAGGAGGGCATATGACCTTGATGTTCGTCTGTTTGCCTGGATTTGTCACTTGCGGAACACCACCGCCATAAACCGGATATCCCTCCATCTCCAAAATATAAAGCGCCTGGTTCAGCTTTTCTCTGGAAATCCCAAGTTCACGCTCAACTCCAGTGCCAACGTCGATCATTCCTTTTTCGTCAATCATCTTTTTCAGAAAATCGGCAGTCGTTTTAGCCTGGTTCATGCGGGCTTCGGAATTTTCATTGAGAAGAGAGCGTACCGAAGAATCATTAGCAAATCCCATCTTTTCGGCAATTTCGTTAAGACTGTATCCCTTTTCTCTAAGTCCTTTAGCAGTTGCAACCTGGAGAGAGCGCCGTTCATCTTTTGCAAGGCTCATCTGAGTGCGCAACTGAGTAGTTGTCAGACCAAGTTGTTCCGCAATTTCTGTCTCACGAAGCCCTTGACTTTTCAACTCATCAATACGGCTGAGAAAATCGCCACTGTGCTGGTAAGGATTATCGCCGGAACCCCAAGGATAGCGGCCGGAACGTCTTGGCATTCCATAATGCATTAAAATTTCTTCCGCAACGGGATTCATGCTTACTCCTCCTGTTCTTTAATTTTGTTGATGATTTTGTCAAACGTGATGATTTTGTCCATGATTGGTGCAATATCCTCCACTGTAGGATTAGCAACCAAAATATCATCCGACTGATACAGACGTAGCTCCATACGAATATCTGCTGGCTTAATTTTGTATTCCAAACAGAAAAGGGCGGCATATACTTCCAACTGCTCCATATGGGCTGGAATAGCCCCTGTTTTCAAATCATGTATTCTCAGCAGATCACCACGGAAAGCAATCGCATCCGCTGTACCAAAACAGTTGTCTGAGTAAAACAGAATTTGTTCAGGTGTCATTTTGAAACCGATAGCATCATTGACATATGCATTCAGTGTCTTTTTCGATTTTGGTAACTTTTGTCCAAGCCGGATACACTGCGCCGCAAATTCATGGAGCTGTGTTCCTTTCTGTGTCGCTAAAAATCTGCTGTAGGATTCCGCAACTTTATCTTCACTGTAATTGATCCAGTGATACTTGCTTGCGCCGAGAAAGGCGTGCTGCCCTTCAAGGTTTGAATGTTTGTTGAAGTTCATGCAGTACTTCCTCCTTGTTCTCAGGACAGATGAATCTTGAAAAAGACATCTTGTTCATCAGTCCAACGTAATATTCTTGGTTTGGCTGTTTTTTAGCCCTCGCAGATTTCTTACATTCCAAGGTGGCCCATTTATCTTTATACAGAATCAAGAGGTCTGGTATCCCTTGAATGTGGCTGGCATCCAGTTTGGTCACGACGCAACCTACAAACAGCTCTTTCAACTCTCTTATAAGATTTGCCTGGAAGTCTCGTTCTAACTTTGTCCCGACCATAGGGAAACCTCCTCTCGTTTTTTCTGAAAATAAAAAAGAGAAAGTAAAAGCTAAAATGGCGCTTTTATTCTTCTCTCTTCATAAAAGGGTATGTTTTTTTCGCGGGCAAAAAATAGCAAAAGAAAAGAGCCGCTGTATGCGACTCAAATCCGTAGTATGTCATTCTTCATCCTCGACGTAACCATAAGGACAGATTACGCATCCTGGATAAATATTTTCGCATCCGGCACATTCCGGACCAGGAGGCTCCGCTCCGATATAATTGAAAAATGTTTCTCGATCCATCCGCTGCCCACATTCAGGACAAACGCATTCATTATCTTTCCATTTCATCTCTCCGCCGCATAAATCACAAATAACGGCATCTCCATCCTCATCATAGATGTCTTCATATCTTTCTGTTGGATCTGAGAATCTTTTACTGCTGCCTCCATAGATAACTTCATACTCGCCTTTTTTTCTTATCATGTTTTATCTCCTTTCAGTAATCAGGAAATAGGGCGGCCCCACTTCCAAATTGAACCGAAGAGACAAAAAGCTTTTTATCCTCTCCTTTCATAAAACACCTTGTAAAATGCACGTAGGGCATGTACCATCTTTATGCAGTTCTCAAATATAAATCGCCATTGCTGTTCACGTAGTACTCTGCTTTTGCTTCCGAAGCGTGCAGAACAGAACGAATCGATTTGAGCATCTCAGATTCTGTACCTCTGCTAAATGAATCCACCACCAGATTAACTTTCTTTTCAAGAGCCGGCTTATCAACCTTTTTCAGAGGACCCTCTTTAAAGCTCTGAATATGTGTGCTCAATTTACTGAAACTGCTTAACATGCGCTTCTCGCATTTACCGATGTAGGTAACGGATTCTTCCTCAACATTTGAAATATAATTGGTATCGTAATTCTGTGAATAATAAATTTCTAACAGACTGCTCATAGAATAAAGCTGTATAGAGAGTTCCAGGCAGTCCTTAATCTGAAATATCTTGTCAGTCCAAGCTACAATATCGGAACCGCTTTTAGTATTGACAGTGGAATCCAGATCCGACATATAAAACTCAATATCTTTCATTGCAAC